TGCCAGCGCACCGGCAATACCTGAGATAAGCCCTGCGATCGGTGAGATAGCAGCTACCAGTCCCAGGATAGTAAGAATCAGCATCTGCGTATCGCCATCCAGGCTTGCAAACCATTGGACTACTCCGCTGACCTTCTCGATCAGTTCTTCCAGTAACGGAAGCAAGGAATCAGCCAGGGCAGCGCCAGCTTCAAAGAATGCCTGGGTAGCCTGGTTCTTAAACTTATCAATCTGATCGTTGAACTCACCAGCTGCACTCACTGCATCTTCGGACAGGATGAGTCCCATGTCCTCAGCTTCCTGTCCAAGGTTACGGAGAGCTTCACCGCCGTCATCGATGATTCCGGACATCTCCATTGCGGATCTTCCGAACAGATCCATGGCGATCTGATCACGCTCTGTCTCGTTTTCAATCTGAGACAGTGCTTCCAAAGAGTCATACCAGACATCAACGGCATCTCTCATGTTGCCGTTTTCATCGGTGATGGATACGCCCAGGGTTTCAAATGCCTTGTTTCCGGAACCCATCTGCTTGACCAGTTTGGAAAGAGATCCGGTCATCTGATCCATGGACACATCAACGATGTCTGACGCATACTGCATCTTTTGCAGTTCTTCCACCGATATGCCGGTGTTGCGTGACATTGTCAGCAGGTCGTCAGCTGTCGTGCCTGCGTTGTATGCCATCCCCAGCATTGCAGTTCCAGCTGCGAACGCTCCGGCAGACAACAGTTTTGTATCATCTGCGACCTTCTGTGCCTTGTCTGAAAAGTTCTGCAGATCCTGGCTAGCTGCCTGAATTTTCTGACCGAGAACGCTGCCAAACTCGTCAGCTGCCTTCTCCGCTTTCTTTAACTGCTGCTCTGTGGCAGCGATCTCTCTCTGTAATGCCTGGTATTGCTCGGAGTTCTTATCGACTCCCTTAGCGTCCATCTGGCGCTGCGCTTCTTTAAGTTTTTCCAGGCGTTCTTTTGTATCTTCAACTGCCTTCTTCAGAAGCTGCTGTTTCTGAGTTAACAGTTCTGTGTTCTTAGGATCGAACTTAAGCAGTTTATCTACATCTTTAAGTGATTTCTGAGTGGTAGACAGCGATTTGTCGACATCAGACAATGCTTTTTGTAATTTAGTGGTAGAGCCATCAATTTCAATGGATATACCTTTAACTCTCTGACTCGCCATGAACCCTCCTAGAATTTATCGAAATCTTCTTGTGTTGCTTTTATGTCATACTCTTCGCTGTCGTTTCCTGCTTCGGTGAGTATGTCAAACACTATGCCGACATCCAGATTGTCTAAGTCATCTATCCGGATGTTGTTCTGGAAGCACCGCAACAGAAAGAGAGCCGTGTTCAGCTCCCTTTCCGTTTGCTTGCTTTTTTTTTGGGTACAGATGTGGAGGCTGTCTCAACCATCCACATATCTGATAACTGCGGTAACGCAGTGTATATCGAGAACAGACCAAAGCCGTCAAACCATTCGTCCATATCCCCGATGCTCGGATCAGCCTGTCTGGCCATGACATAAGCCAGGTTGCTGAATACATCCAGGGCAGCGCCCTGATCTTCCTGCAGCCTGGTAAGTTCCACGAACAGATCCTTGCCTGTCCATTGTTTGTAAAGCAGCGGAGTTTTTGCTGTAGCGATGAATGTTATTTCTTTGCCGTCAATGGTTATTGTCCTCTTCATGTTATCTCCTTAGGATGCGACTCCTGTGTAGACTGTTGTGAACCATCCGTTATAAGCGGTGGTCGCTGTTGCTTCGACTCTGGCCTTGACATAGGCGTTGTCCAGTCTCGGCAGAGCGGTGAGATTGAGTGTCTCGGTCTGCGGTGTGATGGAAGCTTCCTTCGTTGCTCCTGCGACATCCGGACGGGATGCTGTGCATCTGTAGAGCAGATGTCTGGTAGCGTTCGCATCGCCCTGGAACTCGAACATCAGAGCAAACTCGGATGTCGGAGCATCTGCTTTCTCGAATTTAGCCCCAGCTGTGTTGGACAGTTCGCCCAGGACATCTTTCTTGAAGTCATCTGTGAGCAGAGCCATTTCCAGTGTTCCGGAATAGCCGTTATTTGACTCTGAGTGGAAATACACAGTGTCATCGGCATAGAAGTCATTTCCCTCTCCGGAAGCGGAAAGAGACAGATTCACGGCACCAGGAATGCTGACAGGAGTTCCGTATGTCGGTGTACCGGCAGACGATACAGTTGTGATCTTCGCATAGTAAACGTTGCGCAGACCATATTTAATCTTGTTCGCCATCGATATATATCTCCGTTTCGTAAGTGATCATGAACATGTGTTCAGAATTGATATAGTCTTCGCTCTTGTCCCAAACGATTCCGTATGTTTCCAGTGCGGATTCGATGTTGGCCTCAAGAGCAAAGTCTTTGTTTTCGGTGTAAAGTTCGATAGTAAGGGCTTCGACCTTCTGATAGACTCCGTCACTGGCAGGGATGTTGCTGGATGACGGATAGTAAAAGGTTATATAAGGCAGGTCTGGTGCTTCTTTCTCAGGGAATGAGTAATAGGTGTACGGGACGTTGTATGTGGATTTGATATAGTCCAGCATTGCTTTGACTTCGGTGTATTTCATAACTTAACTCCGATCATCTCAATCAGTTTCTTCTCAAACTCTTCTTCAGTTTCATTAGCAATAGGCTCAATAAAGTGGTAGCCTCTGACACGCCCGCCATTTCTGGAAGCGTGTTCGAACTCAAGAAGATGACCGATTCTGTAGTACGGTTTTTTCAAATGCACAGTCGCTTCAACAGCTCCCCATGACATCTGTTTCAGTGTCCGTGTCCATGCTCTGCGGAATTTTCGGCCATTAAAGTCACCGGCAGTCTTCAATTTGTCGACTGCGTTGCTTGTAGCCTCATCCGCACAGACATAGACCGCTTTAGACACGTCCGAAGAATACTCGTCAAGATAATCATGAACAGCAATAGAAAACTTACTGCTGTTGACTGTTATGCTGCTCATGTTCCACAGCACCTTTCTTCTTCTCCACATACAGTTCGATGATGTCGTTATCCATGTAAGTACGGTAGATCGAGTAGATGATGCCGTTATAGACAAGCATCTGTTCGCCTTTGTACTCGCCACAGTGGACTCTGATCCGGAACTCCGGATTGAGACCGTTACGACCGCCCTCGAACCATTCAGATCCCGTTACTGACTGCACATCGGCAATCGCACTGCGTCCTGCGGTCGTTTTCGTCATGACACCATAGGCATCCTGCGTATATGACTCGGACAGCAGCGTAATCATCCGTGGTGCGTTCATAACCACCCCGTGTACCCTGTCGCCATGCTCATCTGAGCTTTCTGCTCGTCATAGGATTCCTTCAGTCTGTCATAGCCATCCGGAAGACCGAACACGGAGAAGTTCAGACGACAGTAGGTGATGATCGCTCTCTTGTACAGAGGATTGCTGTCGGTAAGTGTTTCGGTATCGATATCCGTGATACCAAGGTCAGCCTTAGCAGCAAGGATCAGATCTCCGATCATTCCGTCAAAATCATTTCCCCATACACCGAGAGAAGTCTTCACATCTTCTAAAAGCATAAGAATCACCCCTTTTTGAAAGCCTTATATAAGTCCTCGGTCACTACATAGTGGCCTACATGACCGCATCTGATGCTCGGATCTAACAGCAGTTCATAGCCAAGCGTTTTAGCTCTGTAGCAAAACGCAATGTCTTCTCCAACGTTTCCGATCGGAGCGAACATCGTGTTGTATTCGTTGAATACCGCCAGAGCCAGAGCAGTGGTCATCAGAACGCAGCCAAATCCGACACCTCCCACGGAAGTAACTTCCTCAGGGACTTCGGTCATCTTCTCCGCAATGATCTCGTCATTCTCGATTCCGAAATTGGAATAAGCGACAGGTTCGTACGGAGGGAATCGCTTAAAGTAAAGTCCGCTGACAAACTCAACGGACTTTTCCTCCAGCGTTTTAAACAGTCTTGACATTAAGTCAGGCTCGAAGACCATGTCAGAGTCCAACCACAAGATGTAATCGGCTCCCATCTGGATCGCCTTCATTGCCAGTTCATTTCGTGCCATGTAAATGAGCGAACTCATCTGGAATGCGATCGCACATTCACCTTCTTTTTTGAGCATTGCCAGAGACTGGCAAAATTGTGCAGGTACCTGATCCATGCAAGGGATCACAATCAACGTTCTCATGGTTATTGTCCTCTTATTGTTTCTTACTTCTTAACTTTGCAGAATGCGTTGTTGGCAACGATGCCAAGGCCGACATACTCACGACCGATGAAGCGAACGAGGTCGCTTGTAGCCAGTGTGTAGTCGTCACGCTTAATGTTGATTTCCTGACCGTTCGGGAAGTTAGCCAGGGCACCGTGACCCAGGTCACCAACGATCATGTAGGTGTCGCCTGTGGACGCAGCAGAGAATGCAGCGATGGTGTTGTTGAACACAACCGGAAGACCCTCAAACGGATCGTAGTTATATCCGTTAGTAGCCTGAGCAGCCTTAACAGCGCCCCAGGTCAGCTTGTTCATCATGATTACCGGATTCTGAGCCTCATCGGACAGGTTAGCCATAGCCTGTGCGACTGTGCCGATGGCGATAGAAGCAGCGGTAACAACCGGAACAGCAACGCAGCCAGTTGTGGCAGCAGCTGTGCAGGCTTCGATCTTGGCGATGACAGTGTCAGCAGCCTTCTTGGCGATTCTGTATGTCAGTTCGTCATAGATGTATTCCAGGTAAGAACCGGCATCCATGTCCAGAGCTTCGTCAGAGATGGAGATCCATTTTTTGATTGCGAACGGTGTCAGCTGGATAACGCCCAGGTGCAGTTCTTCCTCAGTAACGGACTGGCCTTCTGTGTGAACGACAGCAGCGTCTGCAGACTTTTCAAAGGAAACTCTCAGGTTACCTTTCAGATAAGCCTTGCGGACAAGAGCCATGATGCCTTCACGTTCCCAGGCTGTCTTGACGATGTCATAGACAAGATCCGGAACCTGGATTTCACCGGATGTGTTCTCTGTCAGAAGAGCACGGCATTCACGGTCATCGTTGTAACGGATGTAATTTGCATACGCATTGAGATATTCAGGCGTATTGCGGATTTCGATTGTGTTTTCCATTTTCCTCTCCTCTTCGGTTTCGACCTTAGCGATCGGTTCGATCTTGGCATCCGCAATCTTGTTCAGAAGTGTGCGCTTCTCAGCAGCTGCCTCGATCAGGGTGTTTTTGCGCTCGATCAGAGCGTCAGTCTCTGTCCGGAGTTCCTCAACGTTTGCATCTTCGGTCTCCAGAAGAGCAGAAATCTCGCCCATACGGGTTTCGATCTCTTCCATAGACATTTCGTTAATTTCCATGTCTGTTCCTTTCTAACTGCAGACGCAGTTTGAGTCGCTCTGTCTCTTTGGCTCTCTTTTCCGCTTCAAGTCTCTCCGCCTGAATCCTCTCGATCTCTCCGTCAATCAGACTTCTGACACTAATCGATGTAGCGTCATTGGCTGGCAGGGATACCGCCGAAACATCGTAAAGCTTACGAATAGATGTGATCGTTCTCACCGTGACGGTTCTTCCATCTGAATCTCTGGTGTCTTCGTACGCTTCACCATCGACCGTGAATCCGAAACTCATCTTGTTCGTGTAACCGCCCTTGATCTCTTCGTATAACTGGCGTCCCAGTTCCGTTCCTCCAAGGTCGGCCTCTATCAATAAACCCTTCTCGTCAGGCGTGACTTTCAGGGTGTTATTGCTGATTCTGGCGAAAACTCGCCCCTCATGGTCGTACTGCATGATGACATCGCCCATGTCTGTGTTCTCAAAGGCTTTGTCGCTTACGACCTCATCCATCCGGAAGTTATTTGCTTCATAAAGCGTGTATGGTTCATTGAACACAGTGGCGTATCCTCTGACGATCTTTTCCTCGTCATCCGCCATGTGCACTTCCAGGATCATGTTCCTGTATTCTCTGTCACTCTTCACCGGCATCTGTTACCTCCCATTCACTGACCTTCTCGTCAGCGTTGTAGTATTCGCCTCTTATGATTCTTCTGTCACCGCCATCGATCGGAGGCAGGTTCCAGATCTCTCGTATCTCGTTGAAACTTAAAATGCCTCTGTCAGCCATCTGAGCAGAGACATTTAGTTTTTCCTGTGTTGTCATGTATTGCAGTCTGTTGGATGTAGCCATCAGCAACGATCCCATTGCTCTTTCCTTGTCCGAGAACATAGCCTGTGTCATGGTCTCTGAGAACTGGATGGCGAATGGTTCGATGACTGACTCATAGAATGCTGCCCAGGCATCGCCGAAGGCCTTGGACTGCATCACATCCTCGTTAACTGCGAAATAGTTGTAGACATTCGTCCGGATCTCATTCAGTTCTGCTTCCGGAACGGTATAGGATGACTGCTCGATCTGCCGGATGTCGTTATAAGTGTTCGGGAACAGTAAAACACCGCCAGTTGAATCGGCTCGGAATGCGCTCTCGTTGAACCTTGCCCGTTCCTTCTCTAGGTCGGATATTTTGGTGAAATTTCCAACTTTAGCAATGAAGGAAATCCGACCGCCACTCTTCACCGCTTCCTCAACAGCCTGGTTATCCATGTGGATCATCTTCATGGTCGGATCGAGAGCACTGTTGGTCTCACCGAAGAAGTCAGACTTGTATTGGAACTTGGTAAGAATGGCACACTCTTCCAGATAGGTCGTTGCTTTAAGGCCTCCGGAGAACTCATATCTCAGAAACGGAGTTCCTTCATACTCAACGATCTCGCATCGTTTTGGAAGCACAGGATAATAACCAACAGGATTCATCAGTTCGTCATATACCGGAACGATAACCACAGTGTTATGCATGTCCAGGATCGTGCTTGTCCTATATAAAAACTGAGACCAGGTCTGCCAGTTATTTGGCTTTAGTCTCAGCTTTGTCTGGAGCGTTGGTCTTGCGGAACCCTGGATCTCGACCTTTAACTTGGAAATGTGCCTCGCCCTGGCATCGATCGCCGACCTCACCAGAGCAGATTCGTAAAGTTCACCGCCCCATGTAGAAAAATGAGGCTGATACGCCGTTAAAGTTTTGAAGTAGCCATCATTGTGATAGGCCATCTCAATTTCTTTCTTCTTGAATAAGAAGTCAAACAATCCCATAATCACACCTCATTAGCCAACTGGCTTGCTATTTCGTATCCCCATTTATCTCTGACGCACAGCGCATCGAGGAGAGCTGCGGTGCCGTCAATATGCACATTGCCGGAGACCTTGCAGAGCCTTTTACGCATCGTGTCAGAGTTTTGCTTCACTGCCGAGTCCAACAGATGGATCTTCAGCAGATCGTTGTCGCCTATGCACAGATTGTGGTTACAGATCTCGCCGTAAAGGATATCCAGGATGCCTGTTAAGTTCTCGCCCTGGAAAACATCGTCCATGTTGAAGCCATACTGCTGCATGGACTTTGTCAGGTATTGTGAGTTGTAACGGTCATAACCGACCTTAAGCGGAAGTATTTCGTATTCTTCGACCAGCATCTTGAACCAGTCGAAGCAGTCCTGGTAATCAACGAAGTTTTCTCCGGACAGCTGCAGGATGCCCCTCTGGACATAAGCTCTGTACGGTACTCCGTCCCTGGCTGTTGCTTCGTCAATCTTCTCAGCTGGCATGAAGAACTTAGCGAAGACATATAACTTCTTCTTGCGCTCGATGACCACACAACATGCCGTAAGATCAACCGTTCTTGAAAGATCGATTCCCCCGACACAGTAAGTTCCTCTGAAATCATCCAGGCTGAGTGGTTCGCTGCAGCATTTAGTAATGTCCTCACTACGCAAAAATGCACTAGAGGAGTTTTGTTTGATATTGCAGTATTTGCAGAGAAACTCTGTCTTTTTTGATAGAGACCCTTCTGCGATCCTGATCTCTTCGAGCATATAGTCGTAAGAGACTGATACGCCCAGGTTTGGCATGGACTTCCGGAGTTCGTTAATGTCGTTCCATTTGTCCGTGTCATCGATCATATATAAAAGCGGAAGCAATCTTGTTTCCTTGGAGTTTCCAAGTAAGAAGGATGTGCACCGCTTCATTAACTCATCATAGATGCCGTCATTGACATAACCGGCAGTTGAGATAGCGAGCATCAATGGCTGCTCTCTTGCTCCCATTGCGCTCTTCATGACTTCGTACTGCTTCAGACCCTGTTCAGCAGGCCAGCTGGCGAACTCGTCACAGATGCAGATAGAAGGATTAAATCCATCTGACTTCTTAGCATTAAATGCGATCTTCTTAAATGTACTGTTTGATTCCTCGACATACAGATCGCTTTTCCGGTGTCTGGTCTTCTGACTTAGTTCCGGATCTAAACTGATAGAAGTCCATATTGTTGAATAGATAATGTCAGCCTGATCGAGCTTAGGAGCAACACAGAAACCTCTGGCACCGTACTCACCATCATTAAACAGGACACACTCACCAATGGATGCGCCAAGCAGTGATTTTCCGCCTTTGCGTCCCTGGGTCATTACGACTTCACGGAATTGGCGTTTTCCCTTATCATCAACGATCCCGAAGATCGCAGAGATAGCTGCTTTTTGAAAGACTTCCAGTTTAAACAGTCCAGGAGCAAGTTTTCCTTCAACGTGGTGGCAATGCTCCTCGATAAACCGGATCTGACTGTCCGCTTTCTTCGCATCGAACTTAAAAAGGCCATCTTCCAGGCCTTTGACAAGGTATTCGTACGCTAAAGTGACCCATTTATTGGCCTGAGCCGTGCCATCTTTTATCTGCTGGTAATAAGTCAGAATATAGTTGTCCATCCCTGCCTAATTACCTCCTAAGCACGCCAAATCATGCCAACTCTGCCTAATTATCCCAGAGAGAGGAAAAAACAAC